AAATCTACAACGCGGTTCCTCCGCTTCAAACAACTCAAGCATTGGCACGATTAGTTTTACAGACTCTTCAAATAATGCTTACGCAAGACTTGAAGTTGAAGCTGATGCAGCTACTGGAACAAATGATTATCCAGGGCGCTTTGTGTTCAGCACCTGCGCCGATGGTGCGTCATCACCAACCGAGCGACTCAGAATTACGAGCGACGGAAAGTTGGGCCTGGGCACGGCGTCGCCTCAAGCGGCTTTGGATATTTTTACCTCAACTGGACCTTATTTTAGAGGTGGTTCTGACAACACTGCAAGGCAGTTAGTTATTGAAAGTAGTACCACTACAAACGCTGGAGATACACACACTTTTAGAGCTTCTAGTAACACAGGTGTTATATCGTTTGCAAATTCAATAAACTCTGAGCGTCTACGAATCGACAGCTCGGGCAACGTTGGCATTGGAACGTCGTCGCCTTCAGTTCCACTAACAGTTAGTTCTGCTAGTGATCATTCTGATATTGCAATCTTTCATGCGGGTGGCGGTACACCCAACAGGGGATTAAAAATCAGTACATTCTCAAGTACAAATGCAAATGCCGGTGTTGAATTAGACGCACAAAATAGTACCGGCGCATTCAAATTTAGCACTGGTGGAACAGAGCGCCTAAGAATCGACAGCTCGGGAAATACAACTCTTGGATACGCTGGAGCTAGTTTATACTTTAAAAATGGTTTTAATAATAGTACGTCAAGAATACAAAATGGTGGTGGTTCAAATAGTTCCAACTTCAAATTTTTAGTCAACAATTCCGGTTCTGAATCGGAAGCAATGCGAATCGACAGCTCGGGGAATGTACTAATTGGCAGTCCTGGTGGATTTAATGCTGGTGGCGTTGTAAATATCCAAACAGATGGCAATAAAACAATTTCTTTCAATGCTAGTCAAAGTGAACTAGGCAATAACGCTTCTATTTGTGCCCGCAATGATTCTGGTTCATCGCTTGTTCCTTTTGGAATGCGTGCCAGTGATCTTCGGTTTGCAACTGGTTCTTCCGAGCGGATGCGAATCGACAGCTCGGGGAATGTTTTAATTGGAACAACCTCTGTTGGAGGATCAGGCGGCACCACTTTGAGGGCTAATGGATTAATTGCTGCGCCTGCTGTTTACTCGGTGGGGTTAAGTGCATCTCCGCGTGATGCCTTTATTGACCAAAACGGAGAGTTTGGTTATGTCCCTTCTATACGAGAAGCCAAAACAAATATCCAAGTTCAAAACAACGTTGATTGGCTTTATCAACTTGAACCAGTAACTTTTAACTATAGAACTAAAGATCGTGAAACTAGAGAGTACACTGGCAAAGCCGAGGCTGAACTTGAATACGGTCTTATTGCCGAAGACGTAGAAGCCACATGTCCTGATTTATGTTTTTATGATCAAACAGATAGTGGTCCTCAACTGCGCGGTGTTTCTTACAAAAAACTGATCACCCCAATGCTCAAGGCATTACAAGACGCAAGAGCTGAGATTGAAACTCTTAAAACCAAAGTCGCAGCCCTTGAGGCTGGATAACAAGCCGCCCCATGGCAACGTGGGGCGCTCAAGTTACACTGACCCTATTGCTCCTTTTTCATGGCAAACACCTACGTTTGGAAGATTGTTGATCTAAACCGTGATGTGAGTGACAATTTTGCTCACACGGCTCATTACACCGTGACCGCAATCAGCGATCAGGTTGACTCTGAGGGCAGTGCTTACAGCTCTGGCGCTTACGGCAGTATCGGTCTGGATCGCCCTGACACCTTGGCTGATTTTGAGGATCTAACTGAGGCTGACATCGTGGCTGCTGTTCAAGCCAAGCTTGGTGGTGCGGAAAAAGTAACTGAGATTCAGGATGCGCTTGCTGCACAAATCACAGAAAAGGTCACACCGACCCAAGCATCTGGCAAACCTTCAGGCTGGTGATCTGATGCAAAAACCTGATCCAATGATGTCCGCGTCTTACGGCGCTACGGACATTGAGGCCCAAAACAATAGAAATACATGGATGACCATGCTCTATTTGCACGAAGGTCGCGACAGAGCTGATCATCCTCAGCGCGGTTTATATACGGGGCTTTTTAAGAAACATTCTTTATGGGTTCCTGGTAGTGACGAAGATTGATCCTGTAGATCACATCCAAAACTGTCCATTGACTGGGCCGGTTAATGTACCTACGGAAAACGTTTTTTCGTTTCAAAATGATCAAATCTTTTGTGACTGGTGCCGCCGTCATTGCGGTCAGTGCATTGGCCCCCCTGTCTGCAGTCGCAGGCCCGTATTTCAACCCAGAAGTTAACGTCGGAGCTGGCGAAGACGGCGTGACCGGCGCAACCGTTGACCTGCACCTGGGCGTTAAGAACGAGGGCTTTTTTGCTCAATTGGGCCCTATGGTCCAAGTTCCTGATACAGGCGACACTGAGGTGGGCATTAGCGGTAAGGCTGGTTACAGCTTTGGTGCGGGTTACAGCGAGCTGAGCTTTGCCAGCATCGACTCCGACACCAGCTTCAACCTTAAAGTTGGCAAATCCTTCGATCTCTGAGGTATAACTCAGAAGTCTCTTCACACAGACAACAAGAGGCTCCCGAAAGGGGGCTTTTTGTTTACCTAAAAACTATGGGCCAAAAAATTTTTAATTTGCTGGGTGTTCTCGGCTTCACCATCTCAACGGCCTTGGCTGTGATCGGCGTGATGGCTTACACGCGCGTCCCGTCAATGATGAAGCTCTATCTGAGCGAGATGAAGCTAGAGCTGACAGAAACGATCCTCGATCAAGTGCCTGTTCCGAAAATGCCTGAGCTGCCCAAATCAACTGGGCCTGCGATTAGGTCACCATTTTGACTTGTTTCTAAGGCTCCACCCCCTGTAAACGCTATGCCGCAAATTCGTGCGATAGGTGTACGAAGAATCGGGGTGCCTGACATCTCTGTAAGCCAGCCAATCCCGCAACCTGTTTTACCAACAGCCCCACCGGTAACCTCAGCAGCGTTCCCAATCATTGAAATGCCTGGATGCGTCCGTGCGCGTATCAGCCAGGGCAGCGGTGTTCAAACCTTTGAGGATGATCCACGCGGCACAGTAACCCTGTGCGATGGTTCGGTTCCTGTTTATGACGCTCCTAACTACAGCCCCCGCGATTTCACATGGGTGCAGCCAGCACAAGCAAACACAAAAAAACCGGAGCTAAAAGCTCCGGCCGCATTCCCTCCCGCAAGTGTGCCGAGTGCCGTCCCCAGCCCTTCAAACTTGCCACAGGACAAACCGTGCCCACCGTTTGGCGCGAAAGAAATCGGATCGTTTAACAAATTAGGAACGCAGGTTCTTGCGGGTTACGAGCTGCAAGATGGCAACTGCGTCAAGACCTGGGCCTCAGTTCCGGTCAATCAGGTTGTTGATAATTACTTGCCGGACGTTGGCCCCACGACCTCTGTGGCGCTTACAGCTGCTTTTGCCACAACAGCTGCGATCTTGTCCAAGCCGATTGCATCAGTGCTGCAGAAGCTGGCCAAGCCAATTACGAAGAAGGTTGTGAAGAAGCTTCTGTTGAAAAAGGAGAAACCGGTATCTTTGCGGGAGCGGATCCTGGCGCAACGAGATCGGAATCGAGCACTAATGGCTTTACGTCGGGCTTTGGGTAAATGATGGCGTGGGTGTGATCTTCTACAGGAATTGGCCTTAGAACTACATCAGCACAGATGGCTTTGAAGGGACTCTTATCAGAGAAGCCATAACCATCCCGGATCGCCTGTTGGCACGCTTTTAAGCGTCCCATTTCGTAATTTAATCTTTTATCAGCCAAGCTCTGTTCATAAAGAGCAACCTGTTTTTCTGCGGCTTTGAGGCACAGGTTGATAGCACGACGATCTAATGGCACAGATATTGTCGCAGTGATCCCAAAATTGTTGCTGTAGTTGCTCCGATACCCCGTCCTCATTGGCTTCATGAACAAGACTCGGCCAGGACTGTCGGGAACCCCGTCTGGCCCGTCCAAGCCTGTTTCTGGGTCAGTTAAACCAAAATTGTCGCTGTTATCGTAAACCGGCTCTTCATAATATTCATTGTTAGGTTTACCCCAAGAGTGAACACCAGACACAAAAGGGGACACATTTAACGTTGCTCCGTCACATTGAATCCCAGAACCAAAGCTAAATTTTTGATATTGACCCGGCGTTATTTGCACAGCTTGATTAACAACTGAGCCGCTACTATTTGATACTGGAGATGCAGTCGCGCTTACCTGTGCAGCGGCAGGCCCGGTATAGATCAAACCGAGCAGCAGTGCAGTCGCTGTCGCTCTCATTGGCTAAAAGTGCTGGTGGAGTCGGTCACGCTTTCGATGATTGTTTCCCTGTCAATAATTACTTTTTCGATCAGACCGGGGCCCTGATAGGTCTCTGCAAACTGGAAGGCAGCACCTGGCGTCGATTGAACCCAGCTGCCGCGATTGCCAAGGTTTAGGCCTGTGCCGCTAGCTGAAGGGCTCACCACTGCGCTTGCTGGCTCAACGCCAGTGCCTGTGACGGTGTATTCCCAGCCAGTCCGGTACGACTCTGAAACAATCTGCTCCTTCACAATCGTTTTCGACTCGCTATGGCTGGAGACCTGGCCCTGCGAAAAATTTGGTACGACAGGCACCGCTGCCGCTGGTGATGCCAAGAGCAGCAAAAGCGCACTAGCGGCTTTGAAGTTCACTAATCACCTGCCCGATGGCGCTGGTGTTTGCCCCACCTGGAGCAATCGTGACGGTCCCCGCTGTGGTAACGCTGCCACTCAAGCCAGTGTTTGTGCCTGCGGCTGTGCTGGTCACATCGCCAAAGGCTGGCACAGCTCCAACGGTCGGGGCAGACGTGGGCACAAGATCGCCTTGGGAGTAGCTGGTTGCAAAGCTAAAAGAGTTGCCCGCAGTCTTCTGTGTTGCGTCTGGGATTGTGATTGCGTTAACCCCGTTGGTAGCTGCCCCAAGCCCTCCAAGGGCGTCGGCCGTGGTGCTGCCGCCTGCGCTCACCGACGTGTCAACTCCGTTCCCGCTGATGCTGTAAGTGTTGCCAAGGCGAACAGCACGACTTGAAGCCCCGCCTACATCGAGTTGCACTGAACTGCTAAGTCGATGCGTGAGGTCAGCCTTAGCAGGTAAAACAGTCGCCAAAGTGATGCCTAGTACCAAAAGAGTGCGGGTCATTTGATGCCTGCAACGGTTTTACTGTTGTCAACGATAACGCCGTTGTCCTCCTTCTTTTTTTTGCCGAGTTTGCCGAGTGCTGGCGAATAAGAAGCCGCCGTACCCGTAAGCAAAGACGCCGGGAAAGTTGGATCGACAGATTGGGAAAAGATGCCCAGATAGTTCGCAGTCAGGATTCCCATCGACCACAAAAGGATGGTCACGCGAACAACATCACCCAGCCAAGAATGGCCTTGGTCCTCTTGTTCTTCCGGCTTGGTTTGCGGTGTTTCTGCCATAGCGCAACAGAGCTACGCTTAAAGGGTAACGATCAGGCCAAACCATGCTGCTACTGATCCGCCCAATCCTGTTTCGGTTCTTGCAATCGGAGGGAGTCAAAAAACTGGTGGTCGATCTTTTGACCGAGTACGCCAAATCGACCGAATCACAAATAGACGATCAAGTCGTTTCCTATGTGGTCAAGTTCATGTACCCGGAAAAGAGAATTGAAAAATGAAAATGTCCGTCTTTTCGTTGACGGGTTGGTTCGTTGCGGGCGGCGCGGTCATGCTGCTGTTGTTCAGTTCAACGCTGGTTTTTATGATCGGCTACACAGTTGGCGAAAGCATTTGCGACCAGCCATTATCGGGCCGTCTGTAGGTTTTCTGAGCGTGCTCAGTTTGCTGCCCTTCTTCCAACATTTCAGGGATGACTCGCCCTACCACCTGGCTGGCGTTGCGGCCCTACAAGATGCCATGCCTGCTGAGCTTCTACAGGAAGACAGCCAGTGGTTCGAGGCGTGGCGGGCTGCTGGGATTGACGAAGAGGTCTATGTCCCTTACTACAAGCAAACCGACAACGGCCCCGATGGGTGGCGTGATTGTTTCGCCTCCTCCGCCGCCATGCTCGCAGCCAGCGCCAATCTGGTCTCTAGTGATAACGAGTACATCTGGCGGCTATCCAAGTTTGGGGACACCACCAGCGTCAATGCCCAGCTCCAAACGCTCCAGTTTTTGGGCCTGGATGTGGAGTTCACTCAAAAGGGCAATCCGCAGATGATCGAAGCGGCCATATCTCGCGGATCCGCTGTTCTCGTGGGCTGGTACGACAAGGGCGATTTAAGCAAAGGCGAACCGCCAACTTGTAATGGGCTTGCCTGCGGCCATTGGTCGGTGATCACGGGGGTCCAGGGCAAACACAGCCCGGTTGGCGATCAGTATTACGTCATGCACGACCCCATGGGTTACCCGCTCATGCAGAAAGGCGGGCATGATTTTTCACGGTCGGGCAAGTCCGTTCGCATCCGTCAGTCAGAGTTCAACTACAGGTGGCTGATTGAGGGGCCAAATTCAGGTTGGATGATCACCATTAGGCCATAACCATGCGGAGGCCCTATGTCTTTCGACTGGATGATCGTCAAGCCATCAACAGAAGACTCGTTTGAGACTGAAAAGATGGTGCGATCAATTATGAACACCGACGACGTGGCAGAGCTGCAGGGCCTCTGCGTGTCGTTGGCCAGAGCTAATCGTCAGACGGCGCGTTTGCTTCAGCAGGCGGTGGGTCGCATTGCTGAGATGGACTGTCAGTCGTTGCGCGGCGTTTAACGCCTAGGCGGTCAGCCTTGACGGCCGCCAAGAGCTTGGTGTAGTGATCCTGGCCCGCCATAAAGGGCGAGAAAAACTCACCCTTTAAGATCAGCCCCATTTTGTCCAGCTCTCGAAAAGCTTGGAGTTCAGGGCCTGCCATCAGAACGGGATGTCTGTGGCTGGGGCCTTATGCGCCTGGGGGCTAATGGTCCCATACCAACCGTCTTCGTCTTCCTTGCCAGGTTTCGCATTGAAACCAGCTGCGATGGCGGTATATGTTTTGTTTTCTTTGGTGTCGAAGTCCCAGACCTGCATTTCTTTATGTTTGGCGGGATCATCGGCAAGGTTCATCAAGTGTTGACAGAAAGCCGGGACTGACTCAAGAGGGATCCTGAGCACCAGTCTTTTGCCACCAGGGTTCCATTGATGGTCTGCATCGTTTTCATAGATGCTCCATTTGCCAGAAACGGGAAGAGCGGGGATGAAATCAGCCATTGAGTTTGTCGGGGGTAATGGAGTTGGCCAGCTCAAAGGCCAGCACGTCATGAAGCTTGTATCTGATGCGTGGAGCGCGAGGGCCAAAGACCTGCCGCACTTCGTAGAAAGCGGGCCCAGTGCCTGCCTGTCGGTAACGGCGCAGGGTGTTGGGGTGTTTGCCCCACCGCTGCGCTAGCTGCTGTTCAGAAAAGTAGGGCCCGGAATAGTTCGGGTCATAGTTGGCCTGAATCATGGTCATGCCGTTGCAACCTTTTCAACTTCGGCTTTTCTTGCCTTATACGCCTTCATTAGGTCTTGTTTGTGGGCGTCGGTTAATCCAGCATCGTTTCCATTTTTGTCTTTACCGTTGCGAATGGCGGCTTCCATGGCCATCCAGTTAGAACCAGGGCCAGCGTTTTTAATTTTGGTTTCCCAGATGTAAAAGGGCCCCGTTTTAATGTCTTTTTCGACGATCTCTTGAGTGCGCTTGAACTCCGGGCTAGGCGTTGGCCGGGGCTTTGGTGCAGGCTCTGACCCACGGGTCAGGTTCTCGGCGTTCTCCTCCTTGTCATACAAGGGCAAACCAAACTGGTTGCCGAACGTGCGAAGGGCTCGCTTAATCGCGTCGGTCTCTGCACCTTTAACGGCGTTTTCATGGTCGTGGCTGTTATCACCTCCCCAGCCTTCACGGGTAACACCACCGGCACGGACGCGAACGCGGGCAATGTAAGTAGGTTGTTTTTCGTTCACACATTTCATTTCAAGGGTTTCAGTGCTCCAGCCATCGAACCCAAAAATTCGGTTGGCTTCTGAGATGGCGTGTTCGCCGGAGATGTAGTCGAGCGTGCGACCTCCAGCACCCTTGCGCTTTTTGACGTTGTTGAGATCAAGCGGTGCAGCCAAGGATGTCTTGGCGGCTTGATCTAGAAGAATCGTGGACATGTCCATTATTTGAAGGCCCAAGAGGGCAGTGAAAGGGTTTGCGGTTCCATCGGGGTGTGCCCCGGCCAGTTGTTGAAGACTCTGCAGTTAGCGATCAGGTCCAGGGCCTTGCGGCGCAGGTAACGGCCTTCTGCGATCGCGTCATCATCAAGGCGATATATGCCGATCTGATGAGGCGGTTCGCGTTCAACAACTACAAAGACAAAACGCTTCATCTGGGACATCTCCAGATAGTGGGCGCATTGCAGGTGGTAAGAAAAATTGGCCACCTGTTTGGCGAAATTGGCTGGGCTTGCCCCACCAGCGGGCACCGTCTTTAAGTCAACGATGGTTTCATCTGGGGTAATCCAATCCAGCCGAGCTTTCATCGGTAGGGCTGTCGAATCGTCTTCTGCAAAAAAAGACTGTTCAGCTAACCCATCAACAAAAAAGGTGTTGCATAAAAGGTTCCCATTTACGGCGTGATTCATGCCTAAGGCCCTTTCGTATTGGGTCAGGCTGATGGGTTGCCGACCGTTTTCGATGGCTTGCTGGACCTCTTCCTTGCCTGCCTTGGTGTTGCGTGGGCCGCAAACTTGGTAGGTGTTTTTGAACTTTTCATGTTCAAGAATGAAGCAGTGGGCCAACGTGCCTTCGATCATTTGAGGGCTTGGCTTCCGTTCAGCACGTCCACCTTGATGCTTCATCCAGTAGAGAAGCTCAGGGGACTCCAAAGCCTGCTTCATGTCGCTCTGGCTGTAGCCAGGGTCGCTGAAGTAATCGACCTCTGAGACGGTCACTTAACGTCCTCCCGATCCCAATGGCTGCCGCCGGGACCATATATGCCTTGAAGCTCAGGCCAGGTCCGCAAGATTTTGGCCACGTTGTCCGGGTCAGCAACCAGGCCAGCGGTGGCCAGCTTTCGTTCAAAGTCGCCGCCATGCACCTGGGCGATATGAAACATTCGAGTGATTTCGCTTTGAGTCATTTGGGGCCTAGAGTCTGTGTGGGCAGACTTCAGAAGCGACGCCAGGGGTGGTTTAAGCACTGGGGTTTGTCCTCCTATTTGAAAATAAGTTTGTCGAGACCTGTACGTTCTGAGGCATCAAAAAAAATGCGCCGGAAAGTAGATGAGGTCGAAACTGTCGGATTGGCAGGATTAGTGTCCACTGTCATTCCCAGCCGGTTCGTAATGGTCTCTTGCAATTCCAGATAATTCAAAAGCGTCACAGGTTCAAGGTCTGGGAAATGCTCAAGCCTGATCAGCTCCATGGTCGCAACTAATTTCCCCATAAATTCGGGAGAAATTTTTAGGTCATCAGTCATCGCTGAAGCTCTTCGCAGGCGGCCTGCACGCCCAGGCGGCAGTCGCGTTCCGTCATTTGGTCCAGCGTGCCGGTCAGAGAAACGAACAAGGCACCGCCGAACAGCACGAACAAAAAAGTGGTGAACGCTGGAGCAAACCACCGGGGATTGCCAGGGTCGTTGTAGAGCTTGGTGCTTTGGTAGCGGATTTGTTTCATTGGTTTGGGGGAGAAGGCCCCCGAAGGGGCCGGGAAGATCAGACGCGGGAACGCAGTTCGGCTTGGATCATTTCGACGATGGACATCAAGCGGTCTTTTCTTGCGGAGTTGTTGGTGATGACTGCCTGGGAACTCATTTCAAGCGAGTTGTCCATCAAGACCAGGGTGGAAATGGTCTTGCAGCGTTCGGGGGTCCAGAGGTTCATTGGGGTGGTTGGAACTGAAGTCAGTATGACCCCGACTTGGTAGGTGACTAGTACCCCTTGTGCAGCCTTTTAGGTTGGCACAACAAAAGGGGCCGAAGCCCCCAGGGTCAATCAATAAATTCCAGGCGCTTGCGCTCCTGGGCCAAGTATTGGTTGAGGTCTTTAACTAGCTGCTGGTGCTGTTCTTGCACCTTGCGGTCTAGTTCTTCCTGGTGGGCCACAAGGGCTTTCAGGTAGTTAGATCCAAGATCCATGGGGTGGTTGCGTGGGCCTATTCATTCTGCCCCTTGTGGTCGGTGTTTGGTAGGGATTGTGCAGGCTCGTCAGTTGGCACAGGAACGGTGTTCATCCCATACTTAGCTAGCTGCCGCTGCGTTCCCATTGCAACTGCATACATTTGGGCGCCGATGTTTTCTTCTTTTATCTCCTCATGCTTGGCCAGGGCCTGCCGAAACCTGCCGTTTTGCTCCTCCATCTGCTGATGCCATTCTTTGGCAACTTTTGCTGATCGGGCTTTTTGCCTTTCCTCCCATTCTTTCATCTTTGCCTCGTGGAAGCGTTTTCGTTCGGCGGCTGCCTCGGCTTGTTGTCGCTTTTTTTGGGCTTGGTACTTCCATTGGTTAATGACATGACAGAGCAGCTGTTTCGGATCCAAGTAATAGTGAGTCTTGCTTTTCTTCCCTGGCTCATAGCCAAAATATCCTCTGGACATCGCGCCAATCCCTTGATGTTTGTCCCATGGCTGCTTATCGCCTCGCCACATAGCCCGGATGATTTGGTCGCTTAGATCTTTGACGGCGCGTTTCTTGCCCATGCCAAAAATCTTTTGCTGAACAATCACACGGCGCACTTCTACCAATGCTTCGTGCTCGGGCAGCCATCCCCGTCTTTTGTAGCCCAGCAAGATCTGTTCCACGCGTTGCATTTTGATCTTGTGCCTAGCAGTTGCGCGTCTGCTGATCTCGTCATTAACAAACTTTCTCAGGATCTCTAACTCGTATGCTGTGCATTTTCTAAGGGATGCTCCATCCTTAAGGATTGCCGCAGGCCTAACGGCAAATTTTTCAGTCCTTACGATTGGCTCCCGCTCGGCGTGCTTCGGCTGCTGCTTGAGGGTCTCTAATTCCTCATGCCATTTTTTATATTCGTCTGGGTGGTGGCCCATCTGAGTCATCTTGTCGTGCAACCAAGCACGACGTTTTTGGATCTTGTCCTGACTATTGCCGTGGTCGTGGTCGTACATGGGGTTCAAGTATCTGTTTGGTTTGCTCATTGCAGTTCCTTCCGAAGATTTTCGATAGCGGCCAAGATGTCGTCGGCGCTGCCCTCGCCAACTTGGTCAATCAACAGCAAGTCTTTACGGGTCAACGCCATGACAGCCCCGACGTTTTTGTAACCACGCCTCCATAAAGCGTTATGGGCACGGATTGGCAGCATCAGCCGATCAAGCGGCATTTCATGCAAACTTTCTTTTTTTGGAGGCTCTAGGGCTTCGCACAATTCGCGGATGTCTTCGCGGGTTATGGACGTGCCCTCTGGGGTGTCCCAAGCCATGACGCCATTGGCCAGGTCTTCACGAATCAAGCTGGCCAGGTAGGACAGCTGGGGTTTGGTTAGTTCCATGGTGATTAGTCGATCTGTGCTGGGCTGATGTGGTCAAACTCTTGCTGCAGTTCTTTTAGGCCGCTAATGCCGAAATGGTTTAGGCCATCCCAGTGCCAGCCCTCTTCGAGGTAGACGAAAAACGGTGGGTCAGGCCAACCCTCCTCAGGGTCTCTTTCCATCAAAGGACGTTCGTCCTCAATTGAGGCGATGCCCGGATGCTTCAAGGCTTCAGCCCAGGAACGTGGTCTTTTCATATTTGTTGCCATCCTTTTGGAAGGTAGGGGTGAACGGGTCCGGGGTTGACAAGCCTGCGCCCATAAGTTGGCGACTCCTCTCTGTTATCCCCGGAAAGGCCCGAGGGCCTCAGATTTGGACAGCGCCGCCTTCTTTGAGGCTGGCCCACATGATTCGTGCGTCTTCCTTGTTAAGGATTACTGAACCGGCCCAGTCAAACTTTGACTTGATGCGATGGTGACGGACTGACTTACAGACGTTGATTTTTTCGTTGCCAACGGCAAAAGCAAACTTTTGGCAGCCGTCAAGGAGAAGAGTGTGGACTGTCATGGGGTGGTTGACTGAACTGAGCTAAGTATGGGCCTAGTTGGTAGCCAAGTGGTAGGGATTGTGCAGCTTGTTGAGTTGGCACAACCCCTAGGGGCTAGGTGATTACTTCGGCTCGTTAGTGGAGTTGTCGATCAAACGCTCCAGGCTGCAGGCGCTGGTGGTGCCGGTGTTGAACAGGCCAATCAGAACGGCTTGATCCAGGTTCTGGACCATTTCGATGCAACGCTCACGCCAAGCGATCAGATCGTTTAGGCGCTCAACGCGGTCCTGGTCCTTGCCCTCCCACTCGACCAGCCAGCCGCGAAAGATGTCCAGGGATTTTTTGTATTGGCGAAGCACTTGCTTAGGAGCCTTCTGGACAAAGTCTTGAAGGCGCTTCTGCTCAGCGGCCTCGCGATTTGCCTTGGCCTTGGCCCGACGCTCCACGTTGTGGCTAGGAAGCTTGGAACAGTCGATGACTCGGCCAGTAGCGGTCTCGACGATGACAGTCCTGGAGATGCCGCCGCACTCGCGGACCAGGCGCTGCAGATCGTTGCTGCCGGTGGTGTAACTGCCGCTTTGGTCGGTCGGGACGGCTAGGTGGCTGTAAGTTTTGACGCCTTCGCGCTTGGCCACGGTGCCGTTGCTCAAGGTGACTATGTAGCGGTGACGGGTGCCGTTGCGAAGCGCGGTGTATTTGACGGTGGCGGTTGTCATGGGGTGGTTGACTGAACTGAGCCAATCATGCCCCCGATTGGTAGGTCTTTGGTAGGTACTAGGACAGAGTTTCAATCGTCACAGTTGCACCTGGACGTTCACCCGGCAGGCAGTATCTCTGACAAGCACTCAGCACCACCACGTAGCAATCGTCGGTAAATGCCGACCCAGTCAGCCCATCAAGCAAGCTCCGGCAGCACTTGTCGATGTCATTTTTTTTGGCCGTGTAGTGCGTGCGAGCTGATGGACGCAAATTGCCTTTGGCCCCAAAATCACCCTTAGGGCGCAAAAACCGAAACTCAACGGCAACGCTGCAGGCTTCCTCAATCAACTCCCCGCAGGCAGCCAATGCCTCAACTCGTACGGCGTCTCTCCAAGGCCCAAGACGTTCTGAGGCTTCTCGCATCCCGTAACGAGTGCGAATTTTTGACCCTTGTGGTGCGGCTTCGATTCCTGAAATTTCGATGTCGTAACGCATAAAAAAAGCGGGGTGCTCGAATCCCCGCCCGGTGCTCATGCCCTCCAACGCTAATTCATGTCATTCATCCCGCAAGGCGTCCCTTTCACGTCACTTCCAACAGCAATTCGCGGAACGCTTCAGCCAAATCAGCTGGCGGTTCTTTGGGTCATCCAGACCTACGCCGGAGCAAATGCCGACTGCTGGCCGTCAATTAAAACCATCGCTGATGGTGCGTGTGTTTCTGTCCGTACTGCTCGGGCTGTCGCT